CGTTTTTGGAAGTATGCTTTAGTTAAAGATACTTCAATGTTCAATCAAACTATGACTGCTTCTGTTGCAAACGGAACAGTTGTTTATGGTCAAGAACTACAAATAATTTTAAACAAATTACAAACCAATACAAGAAATGAATTACTTTTGTTAGCGCAAAATAGTTTAGTGGCAGTTGCAAAAGATAGCAACGGCATTTATTGGTATTTAGGAAAAACTCGTGGTATTGATATGACTGCAAATGCAGCATCTACCGGTACTGCGCAAGCTGATAGAAGTGGTTTCACTTTAACTTTTACAGGTTCTGAGCCTGCATTAGCACCAAGCGTTGCACAAGCAGTTTATTCTGTTTTAGAAACAGCAGGCGCATAGGTTTTCATAGGTTTATAGGTTTGCCGCCGTTCGTTAATTCGTTCGGCGGTTTTTTTTATAGATCATATATGAGCCGATTGTCAATCAAATACGGCTCAAATTGTACGTATAAACGCCGTACAAATGATTGATAAAGTTTGCTAATAGAGAACTTGTAACCGAATTGGTAACATAGTTAGGGTGCAATATGTAAAATATTGTAACAGAATTAGGTTATATATGTTACTGATTTATATAGACTTGTAACAAAATTTGTTAATTGTTGGTAGTCATACTACGCAAGTGTTCACATTTTTAAACCTTTCACGAATACGTGAACATCACAAATTGTGATACCCAAATTATAATAATGTGTCATTAAAGTAACATATGGGTATTGTTATGTTACTTTTAAGGGACAAAGTAAAGTTATAACTTGACTGATGTTATAACGCGGTAAAGTAATAGCTTTACATATCAGGGTTATTTATCCCCTATCTGCAACAAATTCAAATTTTTGCTATTTAGTAGTATGATAAGGTTAACGAAAGGGCAGACGCAAAGTATTATTTTAACATTGACTGAAAAGGAGTTATTAACTAACCCTAATTATTTGTTCGTGTTTACAAATAGAAGCGCCAATACTGAAGTTAAATTTGTTATGCTAAATAATACAGACATAAGTTTGTACAAGGATAGGTACAATGAATTTAGTATCGTTACAAATACTAACTTTGGATCTTCTTTGAATGGTCAATACGACTACGAAATATATGAGCAAGCAAGTACAACAAATACCAATCCTGTGGGTTTAAATATGCTTGAATCAGGCATAATGGAACTTATCGGAACGGCTATGTCGTTTACTGAATATTCAACAACAGACACTTATAAAATAAGACAATAATGGATTTAAGAGTATTAACATTTGCGGAAGCTAAGCAGCCTGAATTTAAAGAAAAGAAGGGAGAGGGCTATATTCAGTATGGAGACCGCAATGACTATCCTAATTATTTGGTTGACCTATTCAACAAGTCAGCTAAACATAATGCGATTGTAAAAAGCAAGGTTCACTATATTAGCGCGAATGGTTGGAAAGGAAGTCCAGAGGCAGAGGGATTTATTCAAAAGGTTAACAGAATTGAAAGTCTTAATGACTTAACCCGCAAAGTTTCCTTAGATGCTGAATTATTTGGTGGATATTATTTAGAAATTATATGGTCAGTAACCAAACAATTAGCTGAAGTATGGCATTGCGATTACACTAAGATCAGAACTAATAAAGACAATACTCAATTCTGGTACAAGGAAAAATGGGATGACAGAAATGAAAAAGCTATGGTATATCCTGCTTTTAATGCTAATAACCCCGTAGGAAAACAAATACTTTATATTAAAGAATACCGCCCTAATATGGGCTTTTATTCGTTGCCGGGCTATTTTGGTGCGCTTAATTATATTGAATCAGATATTGAGATTTCTAAGCACGTCTTAGGTAATGCGCAAACAGGATTCAGCGCAAGCAAATTAATTACCCTGCCGAATGGTGAACCTTCAGACGAAGAAAAGCGTAATATTGAAAAACGTTTTACAAGTAGGTTTAGCGGATCAGATGGCAAGAAGTTTATTTTAGCTTTCGTTAATGATAGTGCAAGGAAGCCAATAGTTGACGATCTGGGAACTTCTGATATTACAAAAGAGGATTTCGGGCGTGTGGATTCATTGATTCAGACTAATATATTTTCAGGGCATCAAATTACAACGCCGTCAATCTTTGGTATTGCAGAGGCAGGCAAATTAGGTAGCCGTTCGGAAATGAGGGATGGTTACGAGATTTTTAAAAACACGTATGTAAATAGCAAGCAAATGCACCTTGAAGGTGTGTTTAATATGTTAGCTAAATATAAAGGGATTGAAGAACCTGAATTACTTATAATTCCAACCGAGCCTATTGGCTTTGAATTTACTGAAAACATATTAAAAGAAATAGCGCCTAAAGAGTGGTTACTTGAAAAGGCGGGAATTGATATTAGCAAATACCAACCCGTTGCCCAACAAGCGCAGTTTTCAGACGAATTTAGCGTGTTTTTTGAGTTTGGCGAGGCAAAGGATGGTTTTAATGTTTGGAGGTCAAGAACGCGATTTAATGACGATTCAGAATATCAAATGTTTGCAGAGGTAAACCAATTACAGGCGAATGTGCTTGATTTGATGTCTAAGGATAAAAGAATAACGCCAGATGTGTTAGCGACAACCCTTGAACAAAGCGTAGATACTATTAATCAAGTAATTAAAACATTAATATCAAACGGGTATATTCAAGCAAATGAATATGTTATTGGCGAAGGTATTGATAGCAATACAATTATTGAGCATACATTAACAGAGCCATTAAACGATATATTAACAAAAATTAAACCACAAACAAAAGAGTTACTAATTAGATATTCTTATGAGTGGAAAGAAGAATTTAATATACCTAATGCAAGTAAAACTACAACGCCATTAATTAAAAAAAGCAGACCTTTCTGTGAATATTTATTAAAGGCTGACAAAATGTATTCTCGTAGTGATATAGAAAGTATTTCAGCACGTTTAGGATATTCAGTTTGGGATAGAGCTGGCGGTTGGTGGAATGATGACGGCAAAATTTCAGCAAGTTGCAGACATAGATGGGTTTCAAATATAGTAACAAGAAAATAAAATGAGCAAAAACACATTATTCATATCAGTACAATCTATTAAAGATAGAACAGGGCTTCACGCTAACGTAGAAGAAAAATTAGTATTGCCTGAAATTAAGACGGCGCAAGATATGTATATTTTGCCTGCTTTAGGTTCTGCATTGTACAATGAATTACAAACGGCAGTAGATGCAAATACATATACGCAATTACAAACAACTTTATTAGACGACTACATTGTAGATTGTTTAATTTATTTTGTTATGTCAGAGCTTCCACAAGGTTTATCATATCAGTTTTATAACAAAGGTTTAATAAGAAAGACAGGCGAGAATCAGGAAAGCCCTTCAATGCAAGATATGATTGACGTGGCAAATAGATACAGAGCAAGAGCAGAATTTTATAAACAAAGATTAATAAAGTATCTAAAACAAAACAACGCTTCTTATCCTAATTACTTAAACTTTGGTAGCGGCATTGATTCAATTAAACCTGACAATGAGGGTTACACGGTTTCAATGTATTTAGGTGATGCTTGTTGCAATGACGATTATGAGGGTAAGAATAAAAAAACTTTTGAAGAAAGGTATCAGGGAAATATTGGTTGCTGCTAATATATGAGTAAACAAGTAACAATAAAAAACCAAACTAAACTAAAAGTTTATTTGGAAAAAGCAAAAAAGAATGACACTAAACCTGTCAAAGAAAAAAACAATGAAAAGAAAGTGCGGAATATATAAAATTGTTTCACCAAATAATAGAACTTATATTGGTTCTTCTATTAATTTAGAAGCACGATATAATTTTTATAAAAATAGACACGCAAAAAAGCAAGTTTTATTATTCAGGTCTTTTGAAAAATATGGATTTGAAAACCATTCTTTTGAAGTTTTATGTGAATGTCAACCCGAAGAAAGATTAATTAAAGAAAGGGAATTTGGCGATTTATATAAAAGTTCTGCTGATTTTGGTGGCTTAAATTTAATTTTACCTAAAAATCAAGATAAACCTGCTATTTATTCAAAAGAATTAAGGCAAAAGTTTTCTAATATTGGTAAAAATAGAAAATATACACCCGAAACGTTAATTAAATTTAGCGAAGCAAGGAAAAACAAATATAAAAACGGCGACCATCCAATGGCAAAAGTTATATTAAATACTCAAGTAGGGGTTTTTTATTCCTGTATAAAAGAAGCGGCTGATGCTTTGGGATTAAAAAGAACTGCTTTAAGTATGAAACTTATTGGAAAAAATAAAAATAATACACCTTTAATTTACGCTTAATATGACTTTGAATCAGATTGTGAAAGAATTAACAAAGATAGGCAACGACCACGAGCAAATTAATTACGTCTATTTTGGTGATGTCTGGGAACGTTTAAGCAATGGCGAGGTAACTTATCCTGCTATGTTTTTTACGTTAACGGGT